ATGTTCTGCTTCTCTGCCAATGCCATATGATGTACCTCCTTTTGCATAGTATAAACTATATATAATCTATATTCAACACTATTATAGACTTTTTATAATCTTGACACTTTGTAAAAACTCAATTATTATGAGCTAAAGGAGGTGTATTTATGCTTGAATATATCGATCTTCTTGACCTGCTCAAACAGCATGGTTGGAGTACATATCGATTACAAAAAGAAAAGCTGATATCTAACGGTACTATAATGCAAATCCGGGCAAAAAAACCCATTACCACAACCACAATTGAAACCATTTGCAGATTGTGTCACTGTCAACCTGGTGACCTTTTACAATATAAAGAAGAACAGGAATAACACCTGTTCTTCTCTTTTTTTGTCATTTTTTCCTGTATTTTACTTGCGCTAAATGACTCTTTTACGAACTGTCCAACTCATTGGATCGAGCTGACTCCAGAGAACTTCAATTCATGGGATAGTGGTAATAAATACTTTAAATCCTACACAACATTATTGATATCACGTGCAAGCATTAAAACCATGTTCGTTATCCCGTTTAACGGCACTGCTATCATGGGAGCATATGTTTCCACAGATGGATATGTTTATGTTATGGGTATACTCCCCAAAACAATGCAGTCAATCGATGGAAGTTACCAGTTTAAGGTAATGATTGGATATTAAAGTATTACTACCGCACTCCAAACAAGATCACCTTTGTGAATCCAGTATAAGACGATACGGTTGCTGATTCATAGTTAGTTGCAATCGTTATTTTGGCGTGAGCATTTAATGTTCCATCGTTCCATCCAAGATATATCTGTTTATTAGAAAACATCGACAAAGGCCCCATGATTGAATCCATGATTTGTCCATTATATTCAGCAAAAACGATGAGCATTCTGTATCTTGAGAGACTGACGCTAAAACTGTTTGTATAGTTGCCTGTCCATACCGCGGGATCTGTTCCTGGTTCAAACGTGGCTATCTTTGTCAAAGAGTCATTTAATTTAACGTACCCTGCCAGAGTCGTGTGAAATTGCCGTTATAGTCGTAGAAGTCTAAGACGAATGACTTGGCTCCGGCAGGGGTATTGATTCTAAAGACGTAGCTGGTACCTGTGTGGAATCTGAAGGTAAAATTAATTCTACTAACATCAGTTCCATTGTAATCACAAGACACAGCCAACTGAGTAAAGTTTGCCAACGTATATATGCCGGTGTTCATCTTGCCGGCTAAAGAGTCATTTATAACTTCTGCCAAGCAGACCACTGTGTATTGCTGCAATGTCGCTCATAAATATTGCCGCCATTAACCATTGCCACCTGTGAAGCGTAGAAACTGCCCGCGGCAACCCATCCGCCGTAATTCAGAATAGCGCCTTCAGACAGATTGCCGGTCAAGCCTGCCTTGTATGGAGTATTCAGTGAATCAGCAGAATATCGACCGATTGTGAACTTCCTGTTAGTTGCCATCAAGTTTGCATCGGCAATGGTCTGTGCAGATTCGTCTTTGATAGCCAGAGACAAAGAGTCATTTAACGAAGACAAACCACCTGTAATGGTCCCGTTCCCGATGCTGCTTATATCCGTTGTCCCTATCAGTTTATATATCCATCTGATATTCTTGATCATCCTGGATATCTTTGTCATGAATGATTCGTGTGTTTCACCGGAAGATAATGCTCCTGATGTCGTCCATCCCGTATCTTTTGTAACTGAGCTGTCAGGAACGTCAGAAGAAGTAAATGTGACTGTGTTTCCTGCCGAATCTCCGTCAGCATCCAGTTTGTCATCTACCACAAGGGCAAGAGCTTCCAGGTCTTCCGCCAAAGCATATGCATCAGGACTTGCATATACATTGATCTGTTCTGCGTTACCTACAGGGAGAAACCAATCCATTGTGATTGTAGTAGGCTGAAGCTCGTCATACTCCGGAAGATAGTCCGCTGAATCAGCGTCTGCTATTGCAATAGCATAAAGTATTTCTGCTTCTCCACTTACCTGTGCATAGATTGCCAATTCCCGAACATAGTATCCCACAGTCAACGGTGACAAGTCCGGATTTACATTTGATACCACATATTTCAGGTGTAATACCTGTTCAGATGTTACACTCCGTGAGCTGATCGGGAAAGACTGTTTCGGTGCTTTCAGCGATGTTCTTGAAGCAATATCTTCACCGGAAGAATATTCACCGGATCCCGTCTGAATCCTGGTAAATTCCATGGTGAGTGTTTCATCGTCCATAATTCGTCTCGCAAGGATAACTCCTGCATCTGTAAGGACCGTCCTAGAATACTGTGCCATAACCCCTCCTATAGATTTGCTCTTGTAATTATTACGTCACGGATATTATGCAACGCTGCAACTCCCGTAAATCTATCAACCATAATCGGTCTTGTGACAGCAATCTGTCTCAGGTGACTTGATATGGATTTGCTGTTCTCGATCATCTTTGAAAACTCCTGAAACAGTTCCGGCGTCATCGTAATGTCCGCAACAATATTGATATCAAATTGTCCTGGGACCTGACCTGCCGTTTCGAAATCGAACCATTCGACAACCTCCCCGGATTCAAAGATTACATTCACCAGTTCTTCAACGGCTTTTTTCGTGCCGGCCTTGATATACCAGTTCATGACATTCTTTATGATCTCACGCTTTTTTGTAATATTCAGGTCTTCACTGTAATACTGTGCTTTCAGCTCTACGGCCATATAATCAAGTGTGGATTCCGGTTGATTGTCAATGTCAGCATACAGTCTTGTTCGGATTGTGTATTCTATCATTTTTGCCACTCCCCAACGGAGTGCATATGACAGAGATATCATGTCCACATCTTCTGACATTGGCGATGATATTACGTTCAGCAGTTCGCCCTCGGAATATTTAATCATCCTCAAGTCCTCCGTATGTGACCGAAACATTCTGCGCTACTGCTACGGATCCTGCTGCCACTACAGCATATGATGGTGCAGTGATTACAAGGCGTTTTGCTCCGGCATTCATGACACGTTTACTAAGTTCATTCGGATTGATATCACGTCCAATCTTGGACTGCTGCCATTCGATATAGTCCGTAACCGCCTGCGATACTGCGTTCTGAATCTGTACAGCCTGCGCCTTGTCTGACTCGTTGATATAGTATGTCATCGTCAGATTGTAGTTAACCGCTGTCGGTGCTGATACGGTGATCTCGTCAGTAAGCATTTTCCGATCATCCTCGCTCATGAAATCCCGCAACCCTGAAAGGAATTCCGTTCCCGGAAGTTGACCATCTTCCAAAAGCACTGCAATATGTACTTCTCTTTCTGACGGTGATGTTATATATACATCCTCGATAGATGAATCATATTCTCTTACCATGTACTCATAAGCACCTTTTGATCCTGCTGTCGTATAACCGTTCGGTGCCAGGTAAATTCTCTCGCGGAGATCGTCGTCACTTTCTACGTCCCGCCCGTTTTCTGCTGCTGTGATATTTGATACCGAATCAATGTACGGCACAATGTCCACCATTGTTTTCAGGTCACCAACAGCATAAGCATTTCCCTCCGTTCCTGTGATGGTGCATGTTGCCTTAACATCCACATATCTTGATCCGATTGGAATCTCTGCATATTCGTCTGTTGCAAAGAATACTCCATCTCCGGCTGTAACTCTGGACCCTGCCGGAATAGATGTTGCGGATGTTCTCGGTTCCTCCATGGAATACCGTATAGTTGATGTTGCAGCCCTTGCCGCAAGCCTGCTTACCTTTACTCTCGCCCCAAGATTTTCCAGGAAGTCACCAACGGAATACTTCAGTGTCCCCATCTTTGCCGCTGTATCGACGAATTTATATCCAAGGAACAAATAGTAGGCACACGCCGAAAGAATCAGTCTCCGTTCATCTCCTGCGCCCAATGTCACTGTTTCCTGCGTCAGTTCCTCTTTCTTCTCCTTGAATTTTGCGATAAGCTCTGATTCAAGCTGATCGATGGTGTAACCATCGATGAAATCCAGTTCCGGATAATCTTTGATCTCTCTTAATACATCTGACATCAGCTCTCACTCTCCTCAAAATGTATAGTCGGCACAGCAATTCCTTTTGCATGGTCATAGTCAAACTCAATGTCGTCTACTGTTACTTCCGGAACATATTTTGCCACCTGCGCGACAGCTTCCGCCATGAAGTCACTTTCAAGCTCATCCATCGGTTCCGCAAGGATGGACCAGTCTATCCCGAAATCCCTGTTGATCGGGATTGTTCCTTTACGCGTAGAAAACAGGTTGTTCAGATTCCTGTATATCCTCCCGGAATCTTTCACCTCTTCCCCTAATTTCAGATTGAAGTCCATAGCCCCTCCTTAGTATTCCCTGAAGGTAACATTGACCACTATTTTCGATACCCGACCGCGCCCCAGAATATCTTCCCATGATGACTGTATCGAAGTGATGATGCATGGTCTTTTGATGACTTTTGTTGTTCCTACAATCAGGTAATTCGTCTCTCCGGATTCCATCATCCTCTGCATGGTCTTTAACTGTTTTTTAGGACTTATATTCAGATAAGAGCAAAGCTCAATATCCATAGTCGCTTCATCCAGGTTCTTTCCGGTAATTTCCAATTTTGGTTTTGCATCGATAATATCGTGTTCTGCAGTTTTTATACTCTGATTCAGCTGCAGGTTTTTGAATGTCAGAATCTGTGAATGACTCACCCGGAATCTCAGCCTGCCGAATCTTCCTACTCTTGACATATCATCCTCCTAACGCGCTTACCCTGGAATCTAACTGCTGCAGTTTTTCTATGATCTCCTGTACCGTGATGCTCCCACCACCTGATAACGTGATGGAAGTTCCCGATATCGTGATACTATCTCCGACACACTTTAAGAACGCCGCAACTCCAAGCGCCTTGAAAAACATATCTGCTCCGGTATTGGCGGGAACATTCGCGGCGTTCCATACCTGCCCCATGCAAACTCCCTCTGCATCATCCGGCCGGCATATCACCATTACAAAATCTTCCTTCTTTGGCATCCTGTATTCTCCGTTTCCTGCAAAGAAAGGAATATCCGATGATGTATCAGACCTGTCTTCATAGGTGACTTTTACGGTTCCCTTTGCAGGATCTACGGATGATACTTTTCCGAATCTGATTACGTCTCCCATTCCTAAAGCCTTTCGAATATTTTGTGAAGTGATACTGTTTCTTTAAGTCCACCGGAGGAAAGCGAAACAGAAACCCGATCTACGAAATACTTTCCATCACAGCGCCCCATGTTGTATATGTCGATGCAGTAACTCGCAAACAATCCCGAATCGAACAGTGTTGGCGTGATCGACATGGTTACTGCCTTTTTGTTTTCCTCGTTTACCTTCTCTTTTGCGATCTTCTCCGCTTCTGCTATGCTCTCTGCTTTTTGCTTGATCTTCAGAAGCCGTGTCGGTTCTCCTACAGTGCAGGTAAGAGATTTGCCTTTTTTGCCGTTTGTGTAGGATATTGTTGCACCTGTATAGGTCCCCTGCAGTGTAGAGTTCCAGGACCATCCCGGTTCGATTTCTTTTACTGGTGGTTGAATCAGCACCTTGTCTGTCACTGCTACGGCATTTTCAGAATCAGTAGCTCCTGCTGCCGCCGCTATCTCTGCTGCCGGTCCTGTTGCTTTTCCTATGGATGTATCAGCAGCCGGTCCCGTTGCCGTTTCCGCTGCTGATTCCGCTACAGGTTTTCCGTAAACTGCATAGGACGGATTCTGTTCGTATACCGTGTCTCGGAATATAACAAATCCCACTTTGTACACTTTCAGAGAAAGCCCGTACTTCTTGCAGACCTCCGCCATGAATTCTGAATCGGATTTTTCATCCTGCTCTATGGATTCAATCATGATCTCCTCTGCATTGTATACAAGTGAGGTTAATCCATATTTCGCCATGATTCCTTCTGCAATCTGCTTTACGGTCACAGCCTGCCATGTTTTTGATACAGGGGAATCTTTGAAAGAGGATGATGCCGGTTGACTCCCTCCCTTTATGG